GCCCCGTTCGCGCATCCGCACATGTATTTGGTGATGTTTGCGTGCGGCAAGGCGATGCCGCGCTGCGCGGCGCGGTAATCCATGTTCTCGGTTGATGGAGAGGCGTTCGGCCACGCCAACACCCACCGAGACCCGATCGACTGGCCGTGACTGCAGTCGTCCCACACTTGCGGCGCGGCGGTCGCCTTGGAGCCAAATCCAGTGCCGGTAAAGGTGGCCGAAGCGCCGTGCGTCAAACTGCCTCCACCACCGCCACCAGCGATCGAGGGATACCCACCGCCGACCTTCACGATCTTCCCGCCTGAGACCAGGAGCGTCATTGCGTGAAGATGAAGATGGTGCTGCCGCTGGTGGACACGCCGATGCCCGAGACACCGGAGATCACCGAGGTCGGCGGTGCGGAGACCTGGATCGAGCCGTTGGAGACCCCGATGCTCAAGCCGCCCAGCGCATTGAAGCTCAAGCTGCGCGCATCCTTGGTCCCCGAGCTGCTCTGGGTCGTGTTGCCGAGCGCGTACAGGCCCAGGGATTGATTGGTCTGCACCGGCGCGGAGAGCTGGATCGAGCCGTTGCTGAATCCGACGCTCATCGCACCCAGGCCGTTGAAGCTCACGCTTCGCGCATCGCGCGTGCCGGAGCTGCCCTGCGTGGTATTGCCCAGCGCGTACACGCCCACCGATTGGTTGGACTGCGCGGCAACGCTCGCGGTGATCCGCGAGCTGCCCGACATGCCAAAGGACACGCCATTGGAGTTGGCGAAATTGATCGTGCCCGAGGTGCCCGTCTGCGTGCCTGCCGCTGCGGCGATGCCGCCACCGCCACCGCCCGCCGCCCCGATCACCGAGATGCTGATCGAGCCGCCGTTGGTCGAGCCCGACAGCGTGATGTTGTTGCCGCCGGCGAGCAGGAGCTGGCCCGTGACAAGGCCCGTGTTGCCCGAGGTGTTGCCGTTGGAGAAGCCGAAGGAGGCTTGTGCGTAGCTTGTGGTGTCGGGCCCGGAGATCTGGATCGAGCCGTTGGAGAAGCCCACCGAGACGATGCCGCCGCCGACGATCGACAGCGAGCGCGCATCGAGCGTCGTCGAGGAGCCCGCGCCGGTCGTGTTCGAGTTCGCGTACAGGCCAACGGTCTGAACCGACTGCGCGGCAACGCTCGCCGTAACATTTGATCCGCTCAGGCCGAAGGAGACGCCATTGCTGTTGGCGAACACCACCTGGCCGAGCGCGACGCTCGCGGTGCCCGCGGAGATCGAGCCCGCTGCGCCGCCCGCGGCGACGCTGGCGGTCAATGTGCTGCCGTTCAGACCAAAACTGACCCCATTCGCATTGGAGAACACCGCCTGACCCAAGGCAACCGACGTGGTTCCGGCTGACAATGAGCCGGCCGCCCCCCCCGCTCCCACGCTTGCGGTCAGTGTGCCGCCATTCAATCCGAAAGACACGCCGTTGGCGTTGCTGAAGGAAATCGTACCGCTGTTGATCGAGGCGGCGCCAGCCTGAACCGCGCGTATCACGCTCTGTGTCTGTACCGATTGCGCGGCCACCGAGGCCGTCACCGTGCCCGCGTTCACTCCAAAGCTCACGCCATTGGAATTTGCGAACGATTGGGAGGTCTGTGCGGCGACGCTCGCCGTCAGGGTCGATACGTTGACCCCAAAACTCACCCCGTTCCCATTGGCGAACGCGAGCGAGCTTTGCCCGGCGATTGAGGCGGTGATTACCGAGGAATTTGACAGGCCGAACGACACGCCGTTGGCGTTCGAGAAGACTTGCGTGCCCGAGGTTGCGGTCTGCGTGCCTGCCTGAATGGCGGCAATGCCAGCGGCTGCGCCTGGCGTGACGGTCGCGGTCAGGTTTCCGGCCCCATCCATGCCAAAGGTCACGCCGTTGGCGTTGGAGAAGTTGACTGTGCCGGACCGGCGCGAATTCGCGCCAGCCGAAATGGCTGCACCACCGGCCCCGCCCCCACCGGCTCCATTGAAGAACGGCATTACTGCACGACCTCCATCGAGCAGGAGCCGCTGACGCAGACGGGGCGAACGCCGGTGATCGGACCTTGCGGGATGTCACTGGTCGGCACGCTGACTGAGCCATTGGCCCAGTCAATGGCGGTCGCGGTCCCCGCGCGCACCCGGGAGGGGCGCGAGGTGGTGTATTGGACCTTGCTTGATCCTCCTGCCGGGATGATCGTCACCGTGCAGGTCCCGGGTCCCACCTCAATCCAATCGCCAGTGCCTGGAGCCGCCATGTCCTGCTGCGTGACCTGCCAAGCGAATTCAAGATGGGCTTCGGTAGTGGATGGCTGGGGCATCGTCTGGATCTCCTGCTCAAGTCAGGAAGATGAACGAACCCGGCTTTGCCGCAAGGGATGGGCGCTGAATTTACCGAAACGGCGCCCCATGCACCCAGCAAGCCAGCGCATAGCGCATTCCACGTGAAACGCCACTGACCATATGCGGGGTCCAGGTGGGAAACAGCACCGCATCGCCTCGCCCTACATAGGGAAGCGTCTCCTGCCGGTGATGCATGATGGTCAGCCGGCACCCGTCATAGTCCGCCGGGTCTGACAGATTGATGACCACGCTCAGCTTGCGTCGTCCCATGTAGTCGGCGCCGAAATCCTGATGCCAGTCGTAGTGCCCGGCCACCCCGCCATCCTGCGCGGCCACATACCGCAAAAGCTGGAGCGGCTCGCACAGACCGGACAGGTCGAACCCATAGAAATCATCATTCGCATACTGCACTTTCTGGGTAAGCCGCTGATACAGCCAATCGAATTTTTCGATGAAGGGCAGTGTTGCGACCTCGACACAGCGGTAGGATTCATCGACCCGACTGGCGCCAGGACTGCCAATGGCGGCCTTGCCGAATCCGATCAGGTGCCCGAACTGGATGATGGAGTCGCATTCGGGTGGCGAGAGCAGCCGATTCTCCGCGCTCCACTGGACGTGTGAGGGGAAATCGGTGCGAAGCTTTCGGGGCTCGAAGAAATACCCGGTTCTGTTCATAGGGCTCCTTATGGAGAAATGTTGGTCACGACATCATGCGTGGATGCGTTGCCGGCAATGTCCGTCACCGTGAGGCGCAGCGTGACGGTTGCCGCAAGGCCATTGTTGATCTGAGTCTGCACAAATCGCTGACTGCTCGAATTGGTCGGGTTCTGGAGCACTGGCGCTCCAACCGTCGTGTAGGACAGAATGGACCAGGCATAAGTCTCCGTGCCCGCCGCGCCAACACCTCCCGTTCTGCTGCCCTGAAAGATCGGGCTCGTGGCCTTGAACGTATCAACGCCGTGCGGTGTCGTGTAGACCCAATAGACGGTAGCCGATGATGGCGTGATGATGGCCCTGATCCCTTGAGGTCCTACGGGGCCTGCAGGTCCAGCGGGTCCAGTTGGGCCGACAGGCCCCACGGCACCCACCGGACCTGGGGTCGGCGCACCAGTGGGCGATGAACCTGGCGGCCCCATGGGTCCCGTCGGCCCCTGCGCACCGGTTGGACCCCGCGCACCCGTGATCGTCGGACCCACGGGACCTTGAGGCCCTGGGGGGCCTTGCGGCGAGGGTCCCGTAGCACCTGTCGGCCCTTGCGGCCCTGGTGGTCCGGCAGGACCGGGCGGCGCAGGACCCGGAGGGCCTTGCGGTCCGACCAGAGATGGGTTGTAGGTTCCGGGCGGACCTTGCGGCCCAGCCGGACCCGTCGGGCCCTGCCCAATCGGTCCGATGGGTCCCACGTCTCCAGCAGGGCCTTGGGGTCCTTGCGGGCCTGCGGCGCCGGGCGTCCCGAAAGGCCCGGCGGGCCCGATGGGTCCCACCAAACCTGGCGGATAGGCGCGAAATTGATGCCAGTTCGACATCGGATCAGCCCGGAGGTCCAGCCGGCCCGGTCGGCCCAGCGGGTCCTGAGGGCCCAGCAGGTCCAGCCGGCCCAGCGGGACCCGCAGGCCCTGGCGCACCCGGAGCACCCGTAGGTCCCGTGGGTCCCCTGGGCCCCGTGGGCCCGGTCGGCCCAGTCAATCCCGTGGGTCCGGTAGGGCCAGTCGGCCCGGCAGGCCCTTGAGGCCCGACAGGTCCTTGCGGGCCGGTGGTTCCAGCCGGCCCGGTCGGTCCGATAGGCCCGATGGGTCCGGGTGGTCCAGGAGGGCCATTGGGTCCAGGTGGCCCCGTGGGTCCAGGTGGCCCCGGCGTCGACACCCCGATGGGTCCCGGAGGTCCCTGCGCGCCCGTCGGTCCGCCGGTTCCCGGAGGTCCCGCAGGTCCTGTGGGACCTTGCGGGCCGACCGGTCCGATGGGTCCGGGCGTAGGCGGTCCCGGTGGCCCAATCGGCCCCAAAGGCCCGATGGGTCCCAATACGCGCAGATTTCGGTAATTGCTCATCACGTGCCCCGGATCAAGCGCCACCCGCGAGTGGCATCGGAAAAGCCCAGCATCAGTGAGGCATAAGGGTCCGAGACGATCATGTCCTCGGTGAGCCCCATGATCCGGTTGCCGTTCTGACTGACGGTGATGTTGTTGGTGACGATGTTCCCGTCCAGATGAGTGATGCCCACGGGCTGATTGCCCAGCGCTGGGGAACCTGGCAGCAGCACGGCCACCGGTCCCGCCGTGACATCCACCAGCAAGTCATCGCCGGCCAGCGCCTGATAGGGGGAGTTCACGATGGTGATGATCTTGGGGTTGAAACTGGCCTGGTAGGCCGCCGTGTTGTCGATCAGCTTGACCCAGTTCCCACCCGCCAAGTCCGTGGAGAACGTGCCCGCCGTGTGCCCGATGGCGCAGTAGTACAGGCTTTGCTCCACGCCCTGCGTGACCACATCGCCCCGCGCGTAAGGAGTACCTGTCAGCCAGACACCGCGAGGATTCAGAGAACTCGAGTACAGCGCCACCTTGGTGCCCGTGGCATCGAACCCGATCACCTTCAAGGCGCAGGCGGCTGGGAGCGCCGTGATGGCCATGTCCGCCGCCCCTGGCGTGCGCCCAGTCGTGCGGAACGCCTGAATCATGTCCGCGTACACGCTATCGAAGGCGCTTTGCTGGGAGGATTCCTCGGCATTGATCTGCCCGGAGCGCGCGGTCTGTCCGGCGATCAGGGGGTTGGTATATGTAAAGTACGGATTTGCCATCATGCACTCGCAGTACGATCCAGCCGGCGAATGCTCCACTGGAGCGAGATGCCCTGAATCGTGTGAGGGGGTTCATTGGTTGAAAGATGGGCGACCAGAAAGCCGATGTTGGTTCCTGATCCTTCCAGCTTGATCGAGGGGTTCGCGGAAGCCGCCGTGTCCCACTTGAAGTGATCCCAGTTGGACACGTCCCAGAATCCACCGCCGCCAACCAACGCCAAGGTACGTGGGGGATCGGAGCCAACGTTGGCGGCGGCGAAGGAATACTCAGGCGCGAATTGCAGCGTGCAATTGCCTTCGGCCTTCACATCGAACGCTGCGCGCCGGTAGCGCTTCTGGCGCGTGGGAGAGCGCGAGAAGTTGAACGGCATCCGCAGGAACGCAACGATCTGCGCGCCGTCGATGTTGTTGCCAGAGTCCAGGCGGTAGACATAACCGTTCGTGCCACCCGCCAGCAAAAACTCGGTGCCATCGGTTCGCTGCCCGGACCATGCGCAACTCATGGCTTGCGACAGGTCGCACAGCGTCATGCCGATCACCTTGTTGTCCCGGAAGCCGATGGACACGAACCGGCCATCGTTCATGAACAGCCGGTACAGGCTTCGTTCCTTGGACACAGAACTGCACACCGCGCGAGCGCGGATCTCGGTCATGAGCGAGTCGATCTTGTTCGAGAAACTCGACATCTTGAAATTGCCATAGGACTGCGCAGCCAGGAGCGAAGAAAAGCCGCGCGCATTCAGGAAAATGCCCTGCCCCAGCCGCTGGATGGTGAACGGGTTGGATCCGACCTCGGTGGCAAAGGGCCCCAGTATCCAGTTAGGACCATCGCCGGTCAGTGTGTGCGTGGAGACTGCGCCCATGATGAACAGCGTGGCCGTGGAGTAGTAGGTGTTCTGGGAAGGGTTTTGCTCCTCCAGGAACCCCGTGACTTCCTCGCCGATGGACAGTTCGGCCGCCCCAGTCAGTGCAGAATACACGGCTGGATCATTCACGCTCGATGGCTGGATGGAGCCACCCTGAAAGGCAAGCCACAGCCGGCCCCGGTGCGCAGCCAGGTGGATCGGGACATCCACGGGCGTGCCAGTGAGAATCGGGCACAGGAACTCAGGTGAATCCTGATACTCGTAGGCGCAATTTTTGCCGTCCACCATGCAAAGGCGCGTGGTCTTGGTGTTTCCGTAGAAGTTGTGAACCCGGAACTCGAACGTGCCGCGCGGCAGGATGGTGGGCGCAACTGCGGTGCCCACGGTGGTGGCGCAATTGGTGGCACCGACCTGGATGGTTTCCGCGTTCACGAAGGCCGGGGAGCCGGACGCGAGCACGAGAAACCCAGCGGCGGTCGAACCCCAGACACCGGATTGCAGCACCACGCGACGCACGATGGCCGTGTTGGTGCTGGTGACGCCTGTGATGGTATCGCCCTCGTTGATCAGCGATAGCCCAGCGGCGAAGTAAAGGATCGGAAACGCGGGCACCTGCGTCCAGCCAGCGGCGGTTTCCTTGTACATGCCGATGGCGGTGGCGCCCACATTGTCCCGAAAGGCATAGGCAATGCCGTTGTACTCGACCACGCCCCGAATGGGGCCTGACCCAGGAACGGCATTGATCAGCGTGCGCGCATCGGCGCTCGCCGCCAGGAAATAGGTCGTGTCCTGAATATCCGTGGGCGCCGAGTTGGAGGAAACCGCGCTGGTGGAGGCGCCGAATACGCTCGCCCCAACCGAGAGGTTCTCGCCCGAGACGAACGTGCCTGACACCCGGGCCATGACCAATGTGCCCGCAAGGCCGGTCCCATCCAGAACTGGGGCCAGCAGGACAATCCCTGTGGCCGCGCTGGTGGCGCCGGTGACCGTGTTTCCAGGCACCGGGTAGGAGGCAGGAACGCCGCTGCCAAAGCTGATCAGGTAGTACGGAGCTGCCGATGGGGCCGTGTGGCCATCGAATCGCTCATAGCCTTTGAATCGACGGTATCCGCCCAGCGAATTGCACTCGTAGTTGACGCCGCCGATCAGCTCGCCCGGCTTGAGTTGCAAGGGCGTGGCCTCCGAATTGAGTCCGCCGGTGAGCGCGAAGTAATCCCGGTCGTTGACCATCGAGCCACGGCGGCGTCCGATCTGCGCGCGGGCCGTTACCAGGTCCACGACTACACCAGAAACCCGCGATAGTCGGGTCGGCGCTGCTCAGGCTCCCGGTCGGTGGATGTCCTGCGCAGCGAGAAACTTTCGAGCTGATCCGACTGGAGCTTGTCCAGCCCGTCCATGTACTCAGCCTCCATGCCCTGGATCACCTCAGGCGCATCCTCCCGATTGCCATAGAACACCGCGGCACGCGCGAGGATCACGCGATGGAATTCCGCTGGGATCATGGGCACATCGGTCTTTGCGGCCAATGCGACCGGCCGGCGCCAGAATTCGCCCTTGAAGTCATAGCCCGCATTCAGCGGAGCAGAGAGCATGATCGAGTTGTCCGGCATGATCGTGAACACCTGCGGGGCGCTCGGGATGGCGTTGTCCGGATCGTACTGGCGCATCATCTGATCGCGCGTCACGTAGTCAATCGCCTGCCATTGATCGGATGAGCCGGTGGCGCGGAACCGGAACCGCTTCAGGTCCCACAGCCGCACCAGCACGGCATTGGCGGGTGCGGGGAGCGACGTGTCGTTGACCAGGGCGCTCCCGGTGTACTGGACCCACAGATATTTCCAGTCCAGCCACAGGTTATCAATCGCAAGAGCGGCATCCCGGACCCACCGGGTGACGTTGTTCAGCTCGCCCAGTTGACCCGTGACATCCGAAGGCCCCGTGCCTCCGGCAATGCCCAGCTCGGCCACATAGTTCTGGCAGAGCTGCAAGTAGTTCACGGCACGTCAGCGGCTGGAATAGCGCCCGTGGTGTGCTTGCAAAGCCATGCTGCCATCATGCGCGTGGAGCCTTCACCACTCACCACCGGGCCGTTGGCCGCCGTGACCAGCGCCACCAGCGCATCACGGGTCAGCTCCAGAAACTGATCGGCGCGCGGATCAGTGAGAAGCTCGGCCACTTCGGATTCATCGATCCCGGGCAGCGTATCGACCGGCGCTTCCTCGACGGGTGCTGCGCGCTTGCGGGGCAGCCCATCAGGCGAGTGATAGGACTTGTCGGGCCTGAAGTAATGCCCGTTCTGCTGGAATCGTGGGAGCGTGGAAGGATCGGCATCCCCGGTATCGCCGTGCATGATGGTCGCGTGCGGCTGATCGGGGTCAAAGACAGGCGTGTTCTTGCTCACATAGGTCCCCTTCAATATCCGCTGTCATCGAGTTTCTTGCGGATCGACAGACCTTCGCGCAACTGCGCGGAGTCCAGGTCATCGGACTCATCGGCCTCCCCGTACAGAAGGTCATCCTCCTGATCCGAATCGTTCAGCGAGGTTGCGCCAAACGGCAGATAGACTTCGGGCCGTGGGTCCATGGGCACCCGCACGCGCTGGTACAGATCGCCCCGATCCCAGTTCGTGGAGTCGTAGAGTCCGGGCGGCCCACCGAGCCGCCCGTCATCACCCACATCGCGAGCCATGGCGCTCAGCCGTTCTTGAATTCGTGACCACGCGCGAACGTGTCACGGGGCGGCGCATCCCACGGAGGCGTGCCCATGGGCGCGATCGGCTTGCCCAGTTCCTCGACCGCCGTGTTGTGGAAGCGCTCCTTCTCGAACAGACCGCTCTCAAGGCCCGCCCCCTGGCCGGCATCGCGCCCGGCCGCACTCCGATCGCCCGGATCGGCCGGCTTGTAGCTGCCCATGGCGGGCTGGTCTGGAAGTTTCGCGTTCAGCCCGGCAATGTCCGGGCCGCTCTTGCTGCTTGAAGTAGCCATGTCATGAACTCCTGAAATCAGAACCAGTCGATGCCAATGTCCAGATACCCCGATCCGGCCGGCGCTCCGCCAGTCATCGAGACCACCTGGAACTGGATCGCGGAGACCGCATCGCGCCCCAGGTTGATGTCCGAGAACACCACCAGGGCCATGTTGGCGGGCGTACCCGCACCATCGATGAAGTTATATGAAGAACCAGCCGCTGCGGCGCCCATGTTCAGCTGCGCGTACTTGGATGCGCTCGCCGCCGTGCCGACGTTCACGAACGCGGGCGTTGTGACCTGCGTAAACGTGATGGTGACGCGCACATGGATATCAAGCACCCGTCCCTGATTGTGGCGGGGCGGCGGTTTGACCGCATGGGTGAGTGCGCTGGTGAAAGCGAGCAGACCAAAGCTGTAAGTCATCTGGTCCGGGTTTGAGAAACTTGCCATTTCAATATCTCCTTGAGGGTGTGTGTAACGCGGTTCTGTCCGCGCTCGGTCCTCAGTTCAAACGGTGAATCACGCAGCGCTTGCCCACTGCAAAATACGGATATTCGCAAGGTTCCCGGCGGCGGAATGCACGATGCCATAGCCTCCCAAATAATACCAGGCGATAGCCCGGTCCCTGCCGAAGTCGGTGGGAATCTTGCCGCGTATTTCCTCCGGGATCACGATGGCCTCGGCCACGGTGTCCTCGCCGAAAAAGAACGCCCAGTCGCTCGCGCCGTTGGTCCAGGGGACCGAGTTGCGGAATGAGTAGCTGGTCGCGTTCTCTGCGCCACCCTTGGCGATGTTGGTCTGCTCGATGAAGCGGATGCCCTCGTAGCGGCCAATCTCCCCGTTCAGCAACATCCGGAATCCCTGATCCACATACTGGTGGATCGACTCCAGATCGTTCTTCACCTGCCGGAAGGTGGTCGGCCAGGCGAGCGCAATGTAGTCATTACCCTGATAGGCCGGGATGTTGCGCTCCTTCATCGTGTCGGCAATCGCCTTCACGTGCGTCTTGTTCAGCGCCAGGTTGTTGGTCACACCAATCGAGCCGGACTGCACCACCACGATGGCGGTTGCACTGTTGCCCGAGGCGGGAGCCGCCTTCAGCGGACTTGCCTTGAACTGGGTGAAGGCCGCGCCATCGAAGGTCTTGGTGGCATCGTTCTTCAGCGCCTTGTTCACGATGTCCGTGACCGGCTGCTTGGACAGGTTGTCGAGTTTTGCGGTGTAGGGCACCGAGTTTCCATACTCGGTGATCGTCAGCTGTTGCTGGGTGATACTGAACTTGGTCACTGGCATGGTGCTGGATTCGAGCAGCACCCCGCCGCCATCCGCCACGTCTGAGTAGACGTTCCAGTTGAACTTGTCGCCATGCCCGAGCCCCTTGTCGGTGGCGTCCTTGGCATCGCAGAACTGGCGAAACCGAACGGCTGGCTGCACGGCGTTTCGCATCACCATGCTCAGCTCGTCCGAATACATGTACGCGCCATCAGCGGCGTTGGACCAAACTTGACCTGACATCACACCCTCGCTTCGCGCGTGTCTTGCGGGGGTGATGCCGTGTGACTTCACATACCGCGGGACTTGCGCATTTGTTGAACGATCTCTGCCCGTGTCGGTACAGCGGCAGCAGCGGGTGCGTTCAGTGCGGAGCGGGCGCTCGGTGTTCCGGGAACCACCGGAACTCGGGCGGCGAGCGAACGGCGTGCGGCCAGCGCATCAGCGTTCGATTCGGGAGGCGTTGCTGCCGGGGTGGCTGGTGCCATGTACCGAACCTGCTCAGCGCCAATGCGCGTTGCAAGAACGGCCAAGTCCACCTTCCCCATGCGATTCACGGGGTTTGCCATCTCGGCCTGCATCCGTGCCGAGGCCTTCGCCAATTCCACCGGGTTGTGCAGGATCTGGGGGAAGACGGTCGCGAACACATCGTTGGCGGCGTCCTTCTGGTCCTTGCTCCAGGGGTCGGGAATGTCTCGCACGGTGGTTGACGGTGTGGCGGCTGGGCTTGCGCCCCTCGCCTTCATCGTCGCCTCCACTCGCTCCGCGACTACGCGATCCAGCGCTTTTGCGGCTGTCTCCGTATCGCTATCTAACAGTGCATCCAGCACCTGCTTGGTTCCCGCCCTGCCGCCTTTCGAACCGCCCTTGGGTAAGTCCGTGGCATCCTCAGAACTCGCGGCATCCGCTTGCGCGGGTAGTCGCTGGGCCGCTGCGATCTCGGCTGCCCGCCGATCCAGTGCTTCGCGTTCCAGCGCAATCTGCCTTTCGGCCTGCGCGGCGCGTTGGAGCCGGATGTCTGCGGCGGTCTGCTTTTGCAGCGTCGCCACTCCGTGCTTCCACACATCGGCGGACGGGACCTGAATCTCCCGGCCATCGACGGTGAGAGTAACCATCTCCGGATTCTGCGCAAGGGGTGGGGACGCAGGTTTCTCGGATGCCGCAGGCGCCGCTTCCGGTTCGTTCAGCATCGAGGCCACGCCGGCACGCATGGCCTGCTCGGACGCATCGCCCGCCTCGGCCCGCCGGGCTTGCGCCTTGGCATAGATTTCATCCCGGGCCAGATCGCCCGGGGTCTTGTGGGGCTTGTCTTCGGCAGACGCTTCGGCAGGCGCTTCAGCGGCAGGGGCAGCGGCAGGTGCGTTCGGGTCAATGGCGGGCTGGGTGGGATCAACGGTGGTGGATTCGCTCATATCGGGTCCTCATGTTCCTGGGCGGTCAAAATGCGCTCGGCCTGACGGCCAGTGCGGATGGAATGGGCAAACAGGGTGATCAGGCGCTGGTACAGCCGAAGCTCCATGACGGCGCGTAGCACGTGCGCATCATCGGATGCACCATCCAGAATCACTGACAGCGCCTGGCCAGCGCCCTCATTGGCGTCGGCCAGCAGACACGCGCCCGCCTTGGTCTTGGCAAAGGCCTCGATCTCGATGCCTTTCTGGATGTGCGGAATGAGGTTGTCCATGGGGCCAGCCTCATCGGAGAGCATCCGGGAAAGCTGGTCGTATTCGCTGGTCGTGCTCATACCGAGGATGACCGCACGGCATTGGACTCGATCTGCTGCGACAACCGCATGAAGCCGGAATGCAGCAACAGCGCCAGCGTCGCATCATCGGCGTTGGGTCCGAACCCGCGCACTTCCACGCGGTAGCCCAGCGACACCACGCCCACGCAGCTCACCGCACCCAGATGCCCCTGCTCGATCTGATCAGCCAGCCGGCGAAGCGCGAAGACAGGATCCCGGTAGTTGCCCTCATAGAGCTGCGTCACGGTGCCCATCCGTCAACCTGCCTGAAACGGGATATCGCCATAGTGATTCCGGGCCAGCGTTCCGGCCTTATCCCCGCCCGCCACCCGCAGTGCTGGCGGTCCATCAGATGGCGAGCCGCCCTTGAGGCTGCTGCCCGTGATGGCCTCGTGCATCTTGATGGCAAAGTCGCGCTCATCCTGCTCGATGGAGTGGGCCAGCGCCGTGCGCTCGAGCTGTAGCTCCTGGATCTTGAGGTCGTTGTTCTGACTTGCGAGTTGCCGATCGATCGACTCGAGGTACGCCTTGCTGGTCTCGATCTTGTTGGCGATGAGCGCGATATCGTACTGGACCTGCGCGTTGATGGTGGCGACCCGTTCCGCAGAAACTGCCTTGATCTCCGCCACGTCGCGCTTGGTCTGCTGATCGACCATGTGCGCCTGAATCACGTTGGTGAGCTGCTGCACCTGCTGGCGTAGCGCAGCCACCTGCGGATCCTGCTTGTCCGGATTGGGGAAGAACCGCTCGCCATCATCGAACCCGACGGCGCCAAAGATTTCCTTCTGCACCGCCCCCTGGTCCGCTGTCTGCATGGCAGCCGGGAACAGGCTGAACAGGGTTTTCAGCGCAATCATCAGCCGGCCAATGCGCTTTTCCGGGCTCGTGGAGTTGAAGCCCACATTGATCCGCACGCGGGTGCGCTGCTGCAAGGCTTTGAGCACATCCTGAACTTCCATCTCCTGGCTCGCCGCCACATC